CAATCTTTGTCTGCCCATAAGCGACGTCCGAACCCTCGAACGCCGTCATGAACCGTTCAATCTGTTTCATAGAAAAATACGGGGGCTATTGCCCCCGCTCCATTAGAAAGGTGCGTCTTCGTTATTGTGTTGTTCAGCGACGAGGTCTTCAGCGACCGCCTTCGCCTGACCACTTCCAATGGAATTTCTAAATTGTACGGCTGCGTCCAACAGCTCCTTATCGTTGACATAGCCAACCCGTTCAATCGTGTAGTTGAACCATGAGCCCATGTCATTGGATTCTTCTACAGTCTTGAGGTTCCACATGCTTCCAAAGATTGGAGGCGAAACCAGTTGGCCTGTTTTTGGATGCTTTACAGAAAGCATCTTTGCCATCGTCTTCCAACGGCGGCTGATCTTTAGCTGTGTCGACTTCATGTCGATAATGCCAAAGCCTGGGACCCCATCCTCATCAAGGATGAGACAATAGTGTTGGTCTGACTTCACAAGCTCGTTACCGTCAGGGAGGATTTCTTTCCCGCCCTCGCGCTTGGCTTGTGCAATCTGCGGATCATCTTTGGACAGTTCGCCCATAAATCCACCACCTGAGGTGCGCTGACCAAACTTCAGATACTTGGTCTCTTGGTAGCAAGGAATGACGGTAATACCGTCCTCACCCGACCAATATTGATTGGTGACTGTATTGAACAGATCACCCATCGACGCCCCCTGAATGTATGCCGAATCAGACTTTTTGATCTGAGGCGACAATGCCTGAATGATCCGAACAAACGGAATCTGTAGTTCTGAGGTATCGTAATCGAGCCCCTCACCCTCGAAGGCAACTAAGTTGTCTAAGACTTCTGTAGATGGCAGACCTGCCTCTACTTTTTCTGCTAATGCTTTACCACTCATGATTGAGTCCTCTTGTTGTCTTGCATTTGACGTTGTACTGATTTGATCAGCTGATCGAGATCGGCAGGAACCTGCTCATGCATCAAGCGCACGACATCTTCCCAGTCATCCGGATGCTCACGCATTGCTTTCAGGATGTCCTTCCGCCATTGATAGTTGACAATAGCCATGTCACTTCCTCTTCAGTGTCGCTGTTTTACCAACGAAAGCACCAAAGAGGTCCAAATCAATCGGCAGTCCGTTTTCCACACGCTCACGAACAAAAGCCTTTAGGGTCATTGCGTGAATGTGTGTCTTTGATTCCGGATGGAATCCACGGTTTTCCAGATCAAGCATGATCTTCTGTGCGGTTTCATCTTCTCCGCGACCAAAGCCTAAGATCACTTCATTCTTGATGATGTCATCCAAGCCATTGTCCCGAAGCCAATCGTACGCTTCCTGCTTACGATCCGGTGGGATCGAGGCAGACACGAAATTACCTAATTGGACTGAAACCCCGTCAACGTCAATGCGGTCGACCCCCATCTCATCCATCAATGCAGGGATGTTTTCCATCGACACGCGGCTGCGTTCCTGCTTTAATTTCTTGAGTTCGGCCTCGGCGTGCTCAATATTGGCGTTGATGTCCTCTAACTGTTTGACCAGATTAGAGAGCGTTTTAGTGGTGTTTGTGTCTACTGATTCGAGTGATTCAGCAGCATCAAACATTTCTTCATAAAAATCGGCCATAAAGTATCTCCTCTTCAGGTGTTAGGCCCAGCACGGTTGCATATGGTGTCATAACCTGTCACGATATGACCGTGTAAGACACAGATTAGAGGGGTATATAATGAGTGTCAACCCTAAATTAGAAAAATTTCCATTTCAGTTGAAACCGTACCAACATCAGTTGGATGCGCTGAAGAAGGGATGGAGTAGTAATGCATTTGCATTGTTCATGGAAATGGGTACGGGTAAGTCCAAAGTCCTGATCGACAACACCGCTATTTTAGCCGACAAAATTAACTTCTGTTTAATTATCGCACCCAAGGGCGTGTATAAGAACTGGACCAACATCGAGTTGCCCAAGCATATGCCTGAACACATTTCCTATCGTGTGATCACCTGGGTTGCGAACCCAAACAAAAAGCAACAAGAAGAATTAAGTAGCATTAAAGAACCATTTGAGGGCCTTACGTTCTTTGTCATGAACATTGAAGCGCTGTCCTCGAAGAAAGGTCAGGCTGCTGGTGAGTGGCTCGGGAAGAAGTTCGGGGCAACTGGAATGATTGCTATCGACGAATCGACCACAATTAAGAACCCAAAAGCCAAGCGCACCAAAGCCATGATCAAGGTCTCACATCTGTTCAACTACCGACGGATCATGACAGGCTCGCCAGTGACCCAATCACCATTGGATCTGTACGCTCAGTGCGAGGCGCTCGGACCTAAGACCTTGGGCTTTGAATCCTACTATGCGTTCCAAAACCGATACGCAATCATCAACAAACGGCAGATGGGCGCTCATGCGTTCCAACAAGTCGTCGGCTACAAGAACGTCGAGGAGCTGACCGACAAGATTGATGAGTTCAGCTTCCGGGTAAGAAAGAAAGATACGCTCGATCTGCCTGAAAAAGTATACACCGTCCGGTATATACAGCTGACTGATCAGCAGGCAGAACGCTACAACGACATTCGTAACGAAGCCATGACTCTGCTTGAGTCGGGGGACTTGGTCTCCACACCGTCCGTCATGACGCAAATGCTCCGGCTGCAACAAATTCTTTCGGGGCATTTGAAGACAGACGATGGCGATCTGGTTGAAGTGCCGTCGAATCGAGCCGAAGCCGTCATGGATATCCTCGAAGAGGCCCAGGGAAAGGTTATACTTTGGTCTCGGTTCAGGTATGATATCCAACAGCTAGAGAAATTAATTACCTCGAAGCTCGGACCTGGGACCTGTGGCTCGTACTTCGGTGATACAGACGATGAAGCTCGTGCGAAACTAGTTCGGGACTTTCAAGATCCAGACTCACCTATTCGGGTTTTCATCGGAAATCCCCAGACTGCTGGCTACGGTCTCACACTGACCGAGGCAACTACGGTGATCTATTATGCAAATGACTTTAACCTGGAAACACGAATCCAATCAGAAGACCGGTGCCACCGAATTGGTCAGAAAAACACCGTCACTTACATTGATCTGATCAGTGAAAATACCATTGATGAGAAAATTGTTGGCGCGTTAAGAAAGAAGATTGAGATTAGTGCAAAGACGCTCGGAGAGGAGGCGCAAGAATGGCTAAAACTAAACCCGAAATCCAAGGGAGCATCAACTTGATTCTGGATTATAAAAAGGGAACAAGGCCTTTGGATGAGACAGTCGAAAGACTCGGGGCTATCACAGGATTGTCGCCCAGCGTGGCCGAATCATTCCTCCGGAATATGGCTCGGGAAAACGTCTATCAGTTTCCTACAAAGAAAACCAACGCTGCCTGACCTATTCGGGTTCGGGTTCGTTATTCATCTCGTTGAGTAGATTCAGGCGTTCAATCTCGCGCCTGTTCTGCTCAATTCTGGCACTCTCGTCCAGGCCTTTCAGAACCTGGTGAGTCACTCGATGCATATAAAACTGGGCGTCTTCGAGAGCATTGGGATCCCCTGTCTCGCGATACCGCTGAATCGCATCTAGCGCTCGACCGTGTACATAGGCATTGTACGAACTTTCGTCCATGACCTTTTGCAACTTGTGCAAGCGATCATATTCTTCGCCCATGTTATTCGGCACAATTGCCATCAGTGCTTCTTGACTCATGGTGCTTTCTCCTTTCGTCTTCACGGGCAATTTGCCCAACCAATTTTGCAAACTCCGTCAATTCTGCTTCGTTTGCCACATATCCGCGTCCACCGATTTGTTCCATCTTGAACGCGAAATTCTCGTCTTTCACAATTCCCGCTTTAACAGCCAAATCAAAGATCAGGCTCATTGCGCGTCGTACCTCCAATCCCGAATTACGGGTGGATTCCGTTTCTCATCCTTCTTCCGATCCTTTTGGGTCGACGGACGATTCAGCTTTTGGCTGTATTTGTGAACGTAGTTCCTTGGTTTTTTCATACATTCGCACCGCTATCCATGCGAAATATATCAGGTTTGTTCCCAATATGACCACACCTGACACAAAAAGGGCGTCATTCACGACGCCCTACTCTCATGTTGCTCCACAATAAAAGCCAATTGCCTTGCAATAGACCTGTGTTCTCGTTCTGCAGCCATCCGCAATAAATTGTATGCGTCGATGGGAACAGCCACTGTCTTGAACTTGGCCTTATCTTCAACTGGTGGTCTTCCACGTTTCATAATTACTTCCTTATACAGATTGAATGGCGAAGCCAGAATGTCGGCGTTCGCTCGATAGAGTTGCGGTATTCGACACATGCACCCTTGGATCGAAACTCCTGCGTAAATACTTTTTGTTCACATGCCCCATACAACCCATGAGCGCATATCACTGCAAATAAAAAATACATCAGTGAATCACCGCCTCTGCAGATCTCCACTCGTCAAATGGCATCACATGCACACCGACCCCCATGATTTCAAATTCAACCTCGGACCCCGGATCCTGGAATTCTTTGAAAGCAAGTTCTCCCGCATGCTCACTGTTGTCCGCTTCGACGTCCAGATAAATGATCTCTTTGATGAATACTCTATAAACGCTCATAGCGTTCCTCCCCTTTCTTAATTGCTTCATTCAACAGCACCACGAGTTGCCACTTGTAGTTGTAGTCAAATTCCTCGACTGTAATCAGTTCCGGCACCGGTGCTTGTAATTTGTATCGACGGACATGTGGACGGGTCGCCACATAAAAGCACTTATTCAGTGCATGATCCGTGATCCGGAATACCTTCATCTCCTGCTCCATTTCCTAATTGCGTTTTCGATCTCGACCGAGTGGAGAACGCCTTGTGGTGATCCGCTCAATGATTCCGCTTTCGCAGTAAATTCAGAACACTTCAATGCATCTCCCTCGAAATAGGCTTCGTCTGCCAAGAACCGATACCAGTCAACGGCGGTTTCAATAGTGACCCCGCCACTGACATAGTCCCGTTTAACCGATGGGATACGGCTCATTTGGATTGGCCTTCGAGACTGTAATCGAGTTCCTCGACATGCAGGACCTCGGCTCCCGAACCTCGGCACTTGGAGCATGCGATGATTTCCAATTCGTCAACCGAATCCATGCCATGACCTCCGCAGTTATCGCACCGCTTTTCGACGTAAATCTTGTCGTCACGCAGAACGATCTGCAGATTTTCAAATGCCAATATCGTCTTCATGATCTGGCTCCTCTTTTTTGGTAAATGAAAATTTGAGCGAAGGGGCTGCAGGATTGCCATCAGGCGATCTCTTCCAAGCAGATACCCAATACTCAACCCCGCCGATAACAGCCTGACCGGTAAAGTCAGGATGCGTATCTTTCTTCTTCTTTTTGTTTCCCCAAATGGCACCTTGATTATCCTTCTGATCTTGATTTGGCATTGTCATGCTCCTCTTTAAACTCGTCATACAGATACGCAAACATCTCTCCATGCTTCGCGATAAACTGCTCCCGTGTTAGATCGACCATGTCTTGTTGCATGTCGAGAACCCAATCACCCATCTTGCTCATCACGTTCCTCCAAATGACCACGCACAGCTTTCCAAAACTCTTTTTCTTCGATGAGATCACAACGAACCCACATATCAGGCAATACTCCATCCACCATTAAATCGCGGATTGCATGAAGCGCACCCAATTCATATACCGTTGTTGAATATTCCATCAGATCAAGAACATCTGCTTCTCCATCGACTTTTAATAAACCGTTATCAGCGGCGAACTCAAGAAAAATCTCCTTCATGCGACCTCCTCGTAATCCCTTGGGATTTCGTATGTGTCACACCAACCAATCGACTCAAAGATTTCGTCGTCTGAAATCTTGGCGATGCGCTCGATGATAGCGAGCCGCACTTGGGCAGGGGTAATGTCCCTGCCCTCTTCGTCATACGAAATGACTTCAAATGCAATGTCATACAAATGACTGTACTGCTTACTCATGATCCCACTCCCTAAGGCCCTCTGGCGGACCATCTTCTGCAATGAAACTCCACACACGACCACCGCGCATCAGATCAAGGTCAGGGGCGCTCGGCTCTTGGACCTCGACTTCGATATCTTTCAAGATCCATTCGTCCGGCATGTCCGGATAGTTGTTCTCGAAATACCATGTCGCGCAGATTGTGTATTCGCGATCTTCCTCGTCCCAATACCAATGGGTACCGAAATAGTTACCTTCTTTCATGATCTCAGCTCCCGATACTCGAACTCAGCCTTCAGCTTATGCATCGCATTCACCAATCTGACGACATCATCCATCATCAGCGAGTTATACCCGTGGATTATGCCCTCGCACACCTGCTCATGGACTTGGTCCATCGCCTTGATCGACTCATCAATGGCTCTGACACATGACTTCGGCAACCGCACTTCGCGGATCGACTTCACGCGCTTGTTATGCTTCACAGCACTAGCGTTGTACTCTTTTATGTAATCACTCATCTCTTGTCTCCTCGACTTGTTGAATACGACGGCCTAGCCACTGCATGACTGGTACCGCCATTGAATTGCCCATCGCCTTATATCGACGACTGTCAGGGGCAAAATCTTTCCGATTCCACGGAATATTGGTGTGGTTGTCAGGGAAGCCCTGCAACCGCTCGACTTCGACCGGCGTCAATCGACGCACTGTCTTATCAATAAAAAGCACGGACTCCTGACCTTGGTTCGTCTGAACCGGCATGGCTTTGTCCGATACGATTGGATCTTGTGTGCCGTGCATGACCAATGGGACATTATTCCCACCCGTCCCCCATCGAGCGATGACCGTCGAGGATTTATCCCCGAGCGGTTTCAACCGCGCATCCGATGGATTGTTTTCATACACGACCATGTCAGTCACGTCCTTGTAGTCACGCGCCTTGACTGTCGACGCTGTCTTGTTCGTCCCCCACTGATCAAACCGCTGTTGATCAAATGTTTCGACAATGTAATGACCACTCTTCAGCGACTGATGCGTCAGCTTCTCTAATCCGCATTGGGTATCAAGCGTGTTGATGCGCTTGCTAGACCGGTCAGTGCATCCCGTAACTTCTCCGGCAGATCCTTCTTCCGTCTCTCCGCCCGATCCAAAATCCCCTTGGCCGCCTTCGGCGTCAAATAGCACTTGTCTGATATCTCTGATATCTCCTGAAGCACATCCGACAAGGAAGAGTCGACGGCGTCTTTGGGGTACTCCGAAGTGTTGAGCGTCAAGCACACGCCATCCGAATACATACCCGAGTTCTGCCATCGCCCCGAGGATGGAACCAAAGTCCCGTCCTCCATTAGATGACAAGACACCGGCGACGTTTTCCCAGATGAACCACTTGGGACGCAACTGATCAACCATTCGGCAATATGTAAGCGCAAGATTTCCGCGCTCGTCTGACAACCCTTTTCTAAGTCCGGCAACGGAGAATGACTGGCAAGGGGTCCCTCCGCAAAAAACGTCAATTGATCCTGATTCATAGCCCCACTCCTCAAAATTTGTCATGTCCCCATGATTGGGAACATCCGGCCAATGATGTGCGAGAACCTCCGATGGGAAATCCTCAATCTCTGAATAAAACACAGGCTTCCATCCCAATGGCTCCCACGCCACAGAACACGCCTCCACTCCCGAACAGACTGTCGCGAATTTCATACCCACGCCTCTCGGATCTCGAAGCTTAAGATCATCAGTTTTTTTAACTGCTCAACTTTCGCTTCCGCTTCTTTACGAGTCGGCAATGCAAACCACATCACGCCCCCGCCCCAAATCTCAAACTTCTTGTTATTCATACCGCACTCTCCGCCTGCTCAATCGCCTCGAACAATTCGTAAAACTTGGTGACGACCAAACGCTGATAATCATCCAAGAAATCCTCCGCTAACAGCTCCATGCAATCACGATCAGGCAAGCCCAATTGCTGACAAAATTCCTGATACCCATCAGAGATCGGAACCATGATCGGCAAAAACTTCTGTGGGCGCTTGGTGATCTCCATCTTCTTTCCGTCGTAGTAAAAATGCATGACTATTTCTCCAACTGCTCTTTGATCTGATGCGCGAGAAACAACTTCTCGACCGACAACTCGAACATGTCAACATCGCCCGAGACCCAATGACCCTGCTTCGCGTCAGTTAAAAACTGAATCAGGTCATCAATCGCCACCTCGATGACGTTTGCTTCAAGATCCGTGAGGTAACGACCATTGATCACAACCTCTGGAAACTGCGTACGCTTTGGATAATCTACACTCATGGGTTACCCCTCCTTTTTGTATGAATATTTATTGTATGTAATATGATTTTAAATGCAAGCTTTATTTGTTGGAAAGATGTTGGAGCGCGGCTCCTGGACCTCGTTACATTGAGTTCGTTAATAGGGTATTTAGCGAAAAAAAAATTTTATTTTTTTTTTTTCAAAAATGGTGTAACGAGTGTAACGAGTGTAACGAGCAGTCTACAGCCCAATAACCACGGTAAATTACTCGTCACACTCTCGTTACGTTCGTTACACTTCTCACCCAAATTAAGCCCTAGTTGTTACAATCCATTCGCATTTACCTGTTGAAATTACCTACATAGAGACTTTTTGCTGTATCGTCTGTAACTAACAGGTAACGAGCCTGCAGGAGTGAAAATGGCAAAAAAGACTGTTGCACAGATCGAAGAAGAACATGGTCGTAAACTGACCAACCGGCAAATGAATTTTGCTAAATATTATGTCGAGGGAATCTACTCAAATGCTGAATGTGCGAGAAAGGCAGGTTATGCAAAAGAGTCTGCTCACGTTCAAGCATCCAAATTTCTGAATGGTCGAGAGTTCCCTCAAGTCCTTGAGTATGTAAAAGAGCTTCGTGAAGAACGCGAACGTCGTTATGGCGTGACCTTGATTGGTCAGATGAAGCGATTGCAAGAGCTTTCCGAAGGCGCTGAAGACGCCGGTCAGTTTTCTGCAGCTATCAATGCTGAAAAAATTCGTTCTGCTCTTGGCGGTCTTACGATTGATCGTCGCGAAGTCACAAACAAATTGGATGACATGTCCCGCGAAGAGATTGTTGCCAGATTGGCGACGCTACAAAAACAATATCCGCAGGCGTTCATCGAGGGAGAGTTTAGGGAGGTCAAAGATGTCGAAAGGTCCGGAGGCGAACTTTTGGAATTTACTCAGGAAGAATCTGCCGAAGAAGTGTCACGCCACGCGAATTGAAAACAGAGTCGGAAGCGGTGTGCCAGACGTCCATGTTGCATGGGACGGATTGGTCTTTTGGCTTGAATTAAAAATAACAAAAAATAATTCAGTGAGACTGAGTCCACATCAAATCGCTTGGAATACCGCTTATTGGCTCTCAGGAGGTCTTAGCTTGATCTTAGTAAAGCACCTCTCTCAGGGCGCCATATTTTTATTTGAGGGGCACCAGGCGCGTGAGCTTGCGTCTGAGGGGCTGGATAAATGTACAGCAGTTTGGACCGGTCGGTCGGCGCCTAGCGCCTGGGATGCAATTGGTCAATTATACCATAGTCGTAGGCCCCAGGTTCGGGGTTCGGGGTCGGGGGGTCGGGATTCGGGGTCCTCGGATCCGGTCGAGGGAGAGGGGAAGACTAAGAAAGAGGGAAAGGATTAGAAAAACGCGAAACGGACCCCCGTGTTTTACCACGGGGTATGCGTTTATGACTCAAGTACTATAGTGATATTTCCGTCAAAGGCATGGACGGAATAGAAACCCTCGGATAGTTCGGTTAGAGGGTATGCATTGGAACAATCGTAGTTCATCACGTTAACCTTTCCGTTTTCGTACACTGTAAACGTAGTGAGAAAGTTTCCGAGGTCCCCGATAAACTGTTCACCGTCATCGATGATAGTGAGATCGAACTCACCATCCCCGAATTCGTTACTGATATTGAACTCACCGACGTCGGTTTGCAGGACTAAGCAGCCTGCATCGCATTCGTATTTATAGCGTTTCATGATTAATGCTCCTTGTATGATACGTTTTCGATAGTCTTGTCCCAACATGCGCGACAATCACCACACTTTCCGCCATTGTTATAGGCTTGGCATTCATGCCCGAAAGCATTGTGTGTATGTACTGTCGAAGTGTTGGTCCATCCGATTAATGGCGCTTCGTCGATCATAGGCGATG